CGCACGATCGGTTGGCAGTCGCAGCAGCCAAATAGGCAGCTGGCCCGAGAGGGTTCCTCATCAGGTAGATTGGCGACGCTAGATCTTAGCGAAGCATCCGACCGTGTCTCTAATCAGCATGTAAGGGCTTTGTTGTCCCGATTCCCCCACTTACGTGGTGCGGTGGAGGCAGCGAGGTCCCGAAGGGCTGATGTGCTTGGGTTTGGCGTTGATGAATCTATACGCCTGTCCAAGTTCGCGTCTATGGGTTCGGCGTTGACGTTCCCGTTGGAGTCGATGGTCTTTGCGACCATTGTCTTCCTCGGGGTCGAACAAACGCTCAATCGCCCGTTGACCCGCAAGGATGTTAAATCCCTTGAGGGTCGGGTACGCGTCTATGGGGATGATATTATTGTCCCCGTAGAATTTGTGCCGGCGGTTACTCGGTTGCTCCAGGCTTTCGGGCTGAAGGTCAATCGAGACAAGTCTTTCTGGACAGGAAAATTCAGAGAGTCTTGTGGCGGAGAGTACTACGATGGCGAGGACGTATCAATAGTTCGCGTCCGTCGTCCGCTCCCCGTCAACCGCAGGGACGTTTCTGAGATAGTCTCGCTGGTCGAAACTCGCAACCAGTTTTATCTGGCTGGAATGTGGAGATCAGCGAGGCACTTGGACTCCATTCTAGAGCGGCTTAAACTACCGTTCCCTATTGTGGAGCCCTCTTCTCAGGGGTTGGGTCGTCGCAGCCATCTGGGGTATCAATCCCAGCGTAGCTGTCCGGATCTCCATAGGCCCTTAGTCAAGGCCATGGTGGTCCAGTCCACCGTTCCAGTAAATTCTCTGGACGGTGTCGGTGCCCTACTTAAGTGCTTGTCTAGAACTGCTTCGACCTCCTATCTACTGGGGGTTGAGGACAGGGAACACGACGAGTTGCCTACCGTCGACGACGAGCATCTGAAACGTTCTGGACGCCCGCGACGCGTTGACATCAAGTCGCGATGGATCGTGCCGTTCTAATGAGCGGCACGAGCGGGAATTGAAATTCTTCCCGCGTGAGGGCTCTTAGTGGGTCCTTTCGGGCCAATAGTCGGGCAAGCCAGCAGGGGTTAGTTACCCCTAAGGCTAGTCCGACCATCACTTTGAGCTCGAGGGATGCACTAGGCAG